GTTCGGAGTTCCCGAACAAGTTCGCCGGTCAGAAATCGAGCAAGAAGACACAGGTCGCCTCTGCTGCGTCTTCAGCGTCTCGCACCACAAAACAGGGGCGCCGGTCGGTAAAACTGTCACCAACACAGATTGCCATCGCGAATAAGCTGCGTGTCCCTCTCGATGAATACGCGAAATACGTGAAGGATTGATTGAGATGTCTGACAGAACAACCCGAGCCGCCGCGACGCGTGAAAAAACTGAACGTCGCAAACCATGGGCACCGCCCAGCCGCCTAGATGCCCCCGAGCCGCCCGCCGGCTATGTGCATCGCTGGATTCGAATCGCAATGCGTGGCGAGGAGGACAAGATCAACGTCCACCAGAAGCTTCGCGAAGGATGGGAACCTGTCCGCGCTGACGAGTATCCGGAGTTTATGGCACCCACGATTGACGAAGGTCGATATGCGGGTGTTATCGGGAACGGTGGTCTGATGCTGTGCCGTATACCTGAAGAAACAGCGCAAGAACGATCCGCGTATTACGGGAGCCGGACCCGCGAACAGATGCAAGCTGTAGATCAGGACCTGATGAAGGATCAACATCCTTCGATGCCGATTACTCGTGATCGGCGCAGTCGTGTCTCATTCGGCGGTCGACGATCGGACGCCGAGTAACTTGAAACTGAAGGAGCCTTACTATGGCTAACATCAATGGTGCCTTTGGTCTTCGTCCTATCGGAAAGATGGGTCAGAATACCAACAGTACCGGTGCTACCGAGTATCGCATTGCTTCAGGCGCGTCTGCAATCTATCAGGGTTCTCCTGTCATCCCGACTAGCACTGGCACAATCGCCATTGCTGGTGCGGCGGCGGGCGGCTCTGTTGGATTGCTTGGTGTGTTCTGGGGCTGCGAGTACGTCTCGTCTGTCACCGGTGAAAAAATCTTCTCGAACTACTGGCCGGGCTCGGGTGCTGACTCGAACTACCCGATCAAAGCGTTCGTGTATGATGACCCTGCACAACTCTTCCTCATCGCTACGTCGAATGTGGTTGCAGGTGCAGACACTGAAGCCGAGGTCCGCGCCGGTGTGTTTGCAAACGCAAACTTCGCCAACGCCGCGTCCGGAACAGCCGCTACCGGTCTGTCTTCCGCGACTCTGGATCTCAACACTATTGCCACAACCGCTAACCTGAATCTTCGTATCATGGGCGTTATGGACGACCCTGAGAACTTAGATTACAGCGCCGCCGGTGTTGGTATCATCGTTCGTCTGAACAACCACTTCAATTCGCCGAATGGCGCGATTGCCGGTGGTACTGTTTCGACGACTGGCGTGTAAAGGAGGTCTGAGTTATGGCTATTTCTCGCGCACAACTTGCGAAAGAGCTGGAACCGGGTCTCAACGCCCTGTTTGGCATGGAGTACGGTCGCTACGAAAACCAGCACTCCGAGATCTACACCACCGAATCTTCGGACCGTGCGTTCGAAGAAGAGGTGATGCTCTCGGGCTTTGGTGCCGCACCGACGAAGTCGGAAGGCTCTGCGATCACCTTCGACGAAGCTACCGAAGCGTACACCGCCCGGTACAACCACGAAACCGTCGCGATGGCGTTTTCGCTGACCGAAGAGGCCATCGAGGACAACCTCTATGACCGCCTCGGCAGCCGTTACACTCGCGCACTGGCACGCTCGATGGCCCACACCAAGCAGGTGAAAGCTGCGGCCGTACTGAACAACGCCTTCACAGGCGGGCAGTATGCTGGTGGAGATGGCAAAGCGCTTTGTGCAACTGATCACCCGCTGACCAGCGGTGGTTCTTTTGCCAACACGCCTAGCACAGCAGCTGACCTCAACGAAACATCGTTGGAAGATGCGCTGATCTCGATCGCTGGTTTCGTTGACGAGCGCGGCCTGAAGATCGCACTTCGTGGCACAAAGCTCATCATTCCTCGCCAGCTGCAGTTCGTCGCTGAGCGTCTGATGGTGTCCAACCTGCGTGTTGGCACTGCGGACAACGACGTCAACGCACTCCGCTCCATGGGGATGCTGCCGGAAGGTTATGTGGTCAATGACTTCCTGACCGACCCGGACGCGTTCTTCATCAAGACGGACGCTCCGCGTGGGTTCGTGCATTTCGAACGCACGCCTCTGAGCACCGGCATGGAAGGTGACTTTGACACCGGGAACATGCGGTTTAAAGCGCGTGAAAGATTTTCGTTTGGCTGGTCAGACAGTCGTTGCGTGTTTGGTTCTCCCGGCGCAGCCTAATAAAAACAAGGACTTATGTCTGGTTAAAC